CTACGTATGTCTATATCTTGACCATTTATCTTTGCCTTGTTATTTATACCCTCTTGGTATTTATAGTAGTAATGAAACCCACCACCACCAGTCTTGATTATTCTAGTGTCCGGTAGCTTTAAACTCGTAGGATCACCAAAGGACTCTTCAATGTCAACTACAGTTAAGTTTGATATTTTACCAGTGACTATTCCTAGTTGTGCATTTGAAAATATCTGTGTAAACCATTCTCTTACCTCTGCTTCAGAGGCTATCCTATCCTGAAAACCCTTCCATGCTATTAATGGCTTCTTATCTTTCCCAACTGGTATTACACTTATATTCTTTTTTATTAGAGACAACGCCTCCACTAGAATTTTGTTCATTTTATATTGCGTGGTGTTATATTAGTTATTACAAAACAAAAAGCAGTCTATTGGACGCTGATACAGAACACCTCTGAAAGGTATCAACGGCTTGTCTCCAATAGACTGCTTTATATTTTGTAATGGTTTTTGTGTATTGATTCATCTAACCGACAAGCTAGTTATTTATTGATTTATGATATTCATATGATAACACATGAAAATACTTGTGTAAAGTGTGGATAAGTATGCCGATTGATTTTCAAATGATTCGTTTTCAGATTCTACTTCTAATACTAGGGCTTGAAGAAACTTGTAAATGTTTTCCGCGACAGATTGCCCTAGTAAAGCTTGAAGAAACTTATGTTGTGTCGTCTAACATAGTATAGGCGTTATACAAACAAAAAGACGCTTTTCCTGCGGTGTTTAAGGAATAAGCGTCTTTATGTAGCGTCTAATGACTATTAATCGTTAGAGGGTACTTATAGAGGGTTATTTTAGTGCCTGTTTAGCTTCTTGAATTAATTTGTCCATAGTTTGGTCAATTCTAATAACTTGATAAGGGATAATATCCCCACCAAAGTCAACTTTTCCCATTTCTATGTTATTTTCAAGAGCTGTTACAAGTTTTTTTAATTCGTTTTTAGTGTCTAATAGTTTTAAAATAGTATAATAGAATTTTGGCATATAGCCGTCCTTTATTAGTTTTTCAAGTCCATAGCTTTTATTCATCTCGTCATTATTTAATTCATTTCTTTCAGTATATTCTTTTATTCCTATTAATGTTTTTTCTTGTATGTTCATATTATTATTTATTTAATGGCTTAATTAGTTGGCGTGTGATTGTGTTTATTAGGTCTTGTTTGTTTACTGCTTCATTGACTGGATATGCTTTGAAATCACTGTATCCGTCTAGCATGTCGCCCTCTTGATATTCTTTTATTGCTGTTTCCGGATTTTCTGTTCTGCTCCAGATATAATCTGACATAAAATTCTCGCCATAAAATTCAATAATATATAATTTTTTATTCATTTGTTAATGTTCACCGCTGTTTATTAATCTCTAGCTAAAGTCTATAATGCTTTGATTATAGACAATAGTCAAGGCTTAAAGCTCTTTAATATCATTGACATAGCAATCATAGTCAAGAATATCATTGATTGACTGCTTAATATCCTCTAGCATTGTTTTGTCTTTACTATCAATACAAACTAATAAAATTCTCATGCTTTTATATTTAAGAATTAGCGAAAGGGTCGCCCCTCTCGTCAAGGCTTAAACTTGTTTTTTCAGTGGTTTAAAGCAATGGTCTTTGTCTTCTTCACATATTACCGCACCATCTGCTTTTCCAGCTATCACGTGGCCATTTTGCTTTAAATAATCAACTGCTATGTCTTCAATGTTATTTTTTGCATGGTCATAACCAATGATTACCGATTGCTCAAATCTTGTTGATGTTAATTTTACTCTTGATCCTCTTGTATTTGTTGCTGGTAAATATTTTACCGTTATTAAGTGAAAGTTTTCCATAATGTTTATATTTAGTTAGTTATAATGATAATATTATAAATGTTGTTGCGGTTAAGATTGATAATATTATGTATTGTGTTTTTTGTTTTGGCATTTTGTTTGTTTATTAATTAGTGTGATTTATTTTCTTTTCTTTGTAAATATTATATTTATTACAATAATCATTTGTCTGTTTTAAATATAGTCTGAACTTTTTGCACTCTCTGGGATCATCCCCTCTTATAATTGCTTTTTCAGTAGCATCAGTCATATTTAACATAAAATTCTTAACATTTGTGGCGTGTTGTTCTTTTGTAATTTTCATAGTTTTATATTTAATTATAATGTTATTGCCATTGACAAATAGTCTGTTTTGTGCTTTTTTAAACCTGTTTGTCAATGATGTATAATATTATGATTAATTGCTATACATTACCATCTCTTGCTCATTATCAACTAAATCAAGTAACTGATCTTTTGATAATTGCAAATCGTCATTACTATATCCTATACAGTCTATAAGATAAGTTTTGATCTGTTCTTTGTTTAAGTTCATAGTTTTATATTTAATTAATTAGTTATATAATAAGTATAGCATATATAATATTAATGTCAAGTTAAATGTTTTAGGCTTAATAATTGGTATTTACTATATTTATTATATAACTGTGGATAAGTTCTAGCTTGTCAGATTGGCTGACCTTGTCAAAAGCAAACTGACAAGGTGGAATTGTTGTAATGTTAGCTGTATTCTTTGTTATTGTTATTTTAGCTTGTCAATTTGGCGTTGATCCTGCTAGTTGTCAGTATGTTTGGCACTATTTGGCGTGTTTAACGCCGATAGTGCAAAACCTACTGACAAGGTCAAATAGTGCTAAGGTTAGTGGTAGAAAGTTTAGATTGGCAGTTTGTCAGTTTATATAGTATACTGCCAATCTGACAAGCTGGAATAGTGGTAGGTATTTGGGTATTGCCAATGTGGCAGAATCGTGTTAAAATTAAATTATAAATATATGAACTCAGGAAAGAAAATTTCTAAAAAAATTTCCGATAGACCCTTAACAACTAAGCAAAAAAGGGTAATTGAGCTTGTGATAGCCGACGATAGCGGCACAAAAAAGGAGATAATGCAGAAAGCGGGCTATGGAAGTGGCAATCAGAAAGCTCCAAGCAGGGTATTTGAAAGCAAACCAGTTAAAAAAGCACTACAGAAGCATGAAGCACTGTTTGAGGATTTAATATTAGACGCGCAAGCTAGAGCAAAGGAGACAGTCAAAGACGCTAAATATCGTGATGTAATTGACACTATAGATAAATCTAAGAAGCATCTTAATATCATTCATGGTGTAGATAACGGTGATACTAGCAAGATTATAGTGATTCCTGGCGAGATTGTCAATCGTTTTGACGATAAAGTCATAGATGGCGAGATTGAAGAGATCAAGGCAATAAAAAAATAGCTAATGTTAGCCTCTGTAAGTATATACTTCGCTTAATGTATATTATGCGAAGTACTAAAAAACGTCAATCTGTCAAGCGAATAGGGGTAGGGGGTTCGATTCTAAATTTTTTCTACAGGATTATCTATACATAGCCTCTCGCAAAAAAGAGCATAATAACTATTACTTGACAAATATGCCAAAAAAGACCGCAGTAAAACAAGAAGGTATAGCATTACATAAAGCACAGGCCATGATAAGCGCTGACCGTCATAGATTTAGAGTTGTAAATTGCGGAAGAAGATTTGGTAAGACAGTAGTTGCAATACAAGAAATGATAGGATTTGCTTATCACCTCGATAAGGCTCAAATTGCCTATATAGCGCCCACATACCAGCAAGCCAGGGATATATCGTGGAATCAGCTTAAAAACGCAGCACGACCCATCACAGCGAAGATAAACGAGTCCAGGCTAGAGATCATAGTGAAGAATAAGTTTAAAACCAAGTCCACCATCTCCCTAAGAGGATGGGAGTCTGTAGAAACAGTGCGTGGTCAATTCTTCCATCTACTGGTAATTGATGAGATTGCACAGATGAGAGAGTTCTGGCCACAATGGAGAGAAGTGCTCAGACCAACTTTGACAGACTACAAGGGCGAAGCCCTGTTCCTATCAACACCGAAAGGATTTAATCACTTCTATGACTTATTTAATGAGGAGAAGAGGAATCCGGACTATAAAAGTTTTAAATTTACATCATACGATAATCCTCACTTGGATACGGAGGAGATAAACACAGCGAAGAAAGAATTGCCTAAGGATCAGTTTGACCAGGAGTACATGGCGGACTTCAGGAAGACACAGGGATTGGTATATAAAGAGTTTGACAGAGAGAGGCACGTCCTATCTCTCAATGAAACTATAGCTTTGAAGGATATGGAGTGGAAAGAAGTGCTATGCGGAGTGGACTTCGGATATAAGAATCCAGCGGCTGTTATAACAATAAAGGTGGATAGGGATGATAACTTCTATGTAACGGATGAGTGGTATAAAAAACGTCAAGTTAATAAGAATATTATAAATGAGACGAAGAGGATGGCACCGAATATGGTATATCCGGATAGTGCCGAACCGGACAGGATAAAGGAATTTCAGGATGAGGGGCTGTACACAATGGAGGTGAATAAGGATATAGAGTATGGGGTGGATTGCGTGCAGAAGCTGTTGAAGCAGAATAAGGTGAAGATAGCTGCGCACTGTCAGAATGTAATATTTGAATTTGAAACATACAGGTATAGGGATAAAAAGCCCGGTGTGGACGTTAGTGAGAAACCTGTGAAGGAGAACGATCATGCGATGGATGCGATACGATATGTACTAGTGACTCACACACCACATGCGATAGAACATGACTTTGAAGATTATAAAATATTTAATAGTGATTACTCATAAATGGCAATAAACAGTGAGGATTTAAAGTTACAAGCTTTGAATCTAATTAAAACTGAAAAAACAGACTGGGAAACTTCGACTGCTTTTATAACAGAGAAGGTGGCATTTAAAATGCGACCTCTGATAAGACAGTTGAGAAAGAACTATTGGGGGGTGTACGATCATCCAATAGATCCTAATACACAAAGAGAGAAAATTTGGACTCACCTAACAAAGACGATGGTGGATAACGTGGTTAAGAATANNNNGTGCTATACCTGAAACCATTATACTTAGAAATAAAACAAAAGATGAACTCGACGCAATATTTTTCGGCGAGTATTTAGATATGGCTGAGCGGACTATGGCTATTGATGGGACAGTGGTGTGGAAGACATTTAAAGACAGGGAGGGCAATATGCAAATTAGGATAGTGGACTTACTTAACTTTTATATAGATCCCACAGCTAATAGTATTCAAGAAGCTGGTAGCGTGATAGAAAGAGTGGTAATGCCGATAGACGAATTTAAGAAAATGGATCTAAAAGATTTAGGGGATATACAGGGTGAGAAGCATGTGAATGCTATAGATGGTGACTTTAATAGAAACTTAGACGCGAGAAGAGGAGAGACTAAGTTTATCGAGGTATTTATAAGATATGGAAAGGGACCTAAGTCTCTTATGACAGGGGAAGAAAAAGACCAAGATACACAAGTAGACTTAAAGATTATAGGGTCTAAAGATGGTAACTCATGGAAACTGCACGAAATAACGAAGGAAGATACTCCACTTAAACCATATGAAGAAGCTTGGTACACAAGAGTGCCGAATAGATGGTATGGAGAGGGTGCAGCTGAGAAGGTAATGATGGAGCAGTTATACATGAACATTGTTAGGAATATTCGTATCAATAGACATCTGTTATCTCAACAGGGCATATTTAAGATGAGGAGAGGCTCAGGCATCACACCGCAGATACTATCTAAGATGTCGGCCAATGGTGTGATCCCAGTGAATAACATGGATGATATTGAGCAACTTGTAATGCAAGAGGCCAGCCAGTCATCATACACTGATGAGCACAACTCAGAAACTTGGGCAAGGAAACTAACCTCAGCCTTTGAGGTGGTAACAGGAGAGAGTCTACCAGCATCAACCACAGCGACAACATCAGCACTTACAGCCAAGGGAGCTGGCAGTGAATTTGTAATGATTAAGAAAGGATTTGGAATGTTCTTACAGAGATGGTACAAGAGACACGCTATGCCGATTATCACAGATAAGATAAAAGTTGGTGATATTGTGAGATGTTCAAAAGATCTTGATAAACTAGATAGTTCAATTAGGAGAGTGGCAGAGAACATAGTGAACAGAAAACTTAATGAAACAGGACAGAAGATGGAGGCACAGCAATATCAGGAGATGGTACAGG